GGTGAGGGTCGTGATCTGAAGGAGTATAAGACAGTGTTCGGACCAGTGTACCGGACTGCCGCGTGCCACAACGCGGAATCGTCTAACTCGTATATGAACGCGGCTACTCGCTTACTGTCAAAACGAAAGCCATTGATAGTCGGCCTGCATGAGCAGCTGGTCGTGAACCAAGGTGTCTGGTTTAATGGAGCGTCGGTCCAGGCATGGGCGGGCGAGGTGCAAAAACGTGTAACGATCCGATGTACGGACCTCAGCGCAGACCATGTCTTCAACATGGCACTTGACGCTGCACGTGAGTGCCCCAAGAAGAAGCTGCGTGTGTACACGTGGGCAAAATGCGAAGACGATACATGCGGGTTAACCGTTATCGAGAACATGAAACGCGAGTGTGCGATAAAGTTCAAGAAGACGGAGGTACTCGGAGGGGATAAGAAAAATCGCTGTACAGGCGATATGAGGACCCTTTCGTCGTTGGTTGGTGGATACGTAATGCCGTACGTTAAAGCCGCCTTCGCTGAACCCTACGATGATGGAGCCACGCGCTCCACCTTCGTGGAGTCGCCTACTGGTGACGCACTCACGGCAGCTTTTGAGCGACTCATAAGTGGTGAACGCGATGTTGAATGCATCTATTACTCCGACGATTCTTGTTACGCATTTCGGTGCGTTGAAGAGGATGGTCGGGTGAAGGTGCTTATCATAAACGCCGACATCACTGCATGCGATGGGTCCCACTTTCGGAAGGTTTTCGAAACCGCACAATTCATAATGTCAGGTCTCTGGTATGTTGCGTTTGTGGTTGCGTTAGTCTTTGATCAACTCTCGTGGGTCATGAAGCTTACGACGCCTGATGGGCGGACGCAAAAGTTTCGACCTTCGTATATGAGGTTGTATTCCGGGAGTGTCCTTACGACGATAATCAATAACGTCGCCAACATGGCGATTTTCTTATCGGTCAGGGACGCGTACAAGGATCACAAACGAGTGAATGGTACGTGTCCCACAGCCAAACAGGCCATGGATTTATTGGAGCGCGCCGCAGCGCGCGCTGGCTACATTGTCACCGCTGATGCGTGTGAGTGCCATGAGGATGTTCAATTCCTCAAGCGCTCATTCAGCATCATCGATGGCAAGGTCACACCATGGCTAAACCTGGGCGTCTGGTTCCTCAAGTTCGGTACGACCGATGGGGAGCTGCAAGGCACCCAAGCAGTCCCGCTCCACGAGCGGGCACGCCGGCACAATGCCGGCGTCGTGCTCGGACGCATCCACGATGGTAATCACATCATCCACGACGCGTTCAAGTGCGCCCACCCCAGGGTGGAAGGCGATCGCCCGATTGTAACTGACTACCATGGAGGTGTCGGTAGCAACGAGCGCATTCCGTCGGCATCAATTGCGCGGAGGTATCGCATGTCGGTAGGCGACCTTGAGCAACTAGCTCAGGTCGTATCCGGCGGACAGGTTGGTCATTCCATCGTTTCTCGTGCTGTTGAGAAAATTGTTGCGAAGGACTATGGGATCTTGTGGTAGATCCCCGGCTCGCGCTATGCGTAACCCACCGGACTTTAAGCTGGCACTTTGTGTCGTGTCCTACAGGGGGTTTTACGTTGTGTGCGCGTTAGCGTCCTGTCCTGG